CCGAGAAACAGGCAAGAATGGAAGCGGCGTACCAAGCCGCCGGATTGGACAATTTATCCGATTATTCCAACAAGCAAATTTTCACTAAGATAGAGGCGTTGGTAAAGGATCCTGAGGTGGTGGCACCCAGGGTCATATTCAAGGGCACAGATTATTACAACATGGTCTCCGGGCCCATGTTCAAAGTGCTAATGGATAGATTCCTCTTGACGGAAAATTCGCTTGAAACAGTAAAGTTTAGGGTGGCATATAAACAACACACTCCCCAGATAGTACGATTTCTGGAGAGCCACAAATGCCATTCTTTTATAGAGGCGGACTTCACCGCCAATGACAAATCTCAGGTGAAGGACGTCATGGAATTGGAGCTCATGTTCATGAGGCGGTTGGGTGCTCCAAAATGGTTTTTAGACGTGCATAAGGCGTCCAATAAGTTCTCCGTGATCAACACGAAGTACGGTATATCTGCCGTCGCGGAGAACCAGTTGCCCACCGGGGCGACTGATGGAACCTTTAGGAACACGTTTTGGAACCTATCAATCTTCTATTGTTGGGCGACAAGGTATAAGGTCAAAGGAGCTTTGGCCTGCTTTCTTGGTGATGACATGATTGCCGGATTACCCAAAAGGATTAGGAGGGCGTCGAGACATTATTGCACCGTGGCGCAGCACGCTAGGATGTCTGCGAAGGTGACAACGGCACCCTCTTTGCACAACATGCATTTTCTTTCAAAGCATTTTGTCCCCGTCACCAGGGGGGAAAATGCGCATGTTATGCTTCCTTTTATCGGCAAGGTCATTGCCAAATTTAACGTCAGGCCCAACTGCAACCAGGCAGTTACTGACGATCAATATATGGCAGGCAAAGCTCTTTCCCATTGCTATGAATTTAGGTATTGTCACGTGATTAGAGACCTATTCGTTGAACGCGCAAATTTCCACTTGGCTAGATCGGGTGGGAGTTATTCCCTTGAGGGAGTGTCTTACCATGTACGTATTTTCGCTATGTACAAGGGTCAAATAGAAGACATGATCTCGGGCGCGGACCGATATGAGGACCTAGTCACTGCTGACGACTTAAGTTTGCATTGGATCACTTTGGCCGACATCGCTTTCACAGACCTGTACCCTTTGCTTAGGCATTTTATTCTGAGGTACGATTACGAGGTTTTGGATCACGAGGCTCTACACAGCCTGGTTGATTACTGACTTTCTCCGCTCTCAACTGACGGGAGGAACGCCAGTGCGACCCCGTTGTCAAGAACTCACAGTTCGTGGTTTCTGTGATAAATAAAATCGTCCCACAAAGAAG